CGCGGTCCAACCCATCAAAGAGGGCCTGGGCAGCCGCGTCGGCAGGGATCACGCGTGGCTCGGGATGTTCGCGGTCGAGGTTGCCGCCGGGTTGGAAGTCGAGCCACCAGCGGGCCACTTGCACGATCGCCTCGGGCACGGGCTGCACGGCCGGCCGCTGCTTGGGCACCAGCACCGGCGGGGTCTCGAAGATCATCACCCGCGACAGGAAACCGTCGCTGACGTTCTCGGCGGTCAGACCCTCGTAGAGTGACAAGGGCACGGTGGTGCCCCACAGGCAGGCGTGCGGCTGGTGGATGACCTTGTTCCGTTTCGGGTCGGCATAGGCGTCGCCAATGTAGACCGAGCCGGAACTGGTGAAGAGCTTCATCAGGTTGGTGACGATGTGGTACAGGTGCGGGGAGCGGCTCGGCTCGGCCAGGGTCCGCAAGAGGCGGCCGACTTCGTCGAGCTGGAAGAGGATGGCCGGCTGCTGTTCGACGGCGCTGACCAGTCCGGCATGGCTGGCCAGCCCCTCGGGTCCGGCGAGCTGGGCCGCGCCGGCCAAAAAGAGGATTTCCTTGTTGACCAGGCGGGTGCGTTCCTTGCCGCCGCCGGAGGGGCAGACGCCCAGGCAGTAGACGTTGGTGCGGGTGTTGAGCTCGTCGCGGACCTTGCGGCCAGTGAGGGTGCCGAGCAGGGCGAGGGCGGCACCGAGGGCGAGGACGGGTTGCGGGCGGAAGGCAGTGGCCAGGGTGAAAGCCATGACCTCGCCGATGAAGCCGGGAACGGCGAGCAGGTGCTCGGGGAACGGTCCCGGATCGGTGGGGCCGGCGGGTGCCTCCGCATGCATCTGCTCGAAGTGGTTCTCGGCCAGCGCCACCGAGACGGCGTCTGGCTCATAGCGGGCGATGCTGGCGGCGATCCGCTCGACCTCGCGTGGCGACAGCGGCGGCGTGCAGCGGTCGCGATTGATCTGGAGCAAGGCGGCTTGGATTTCGGCGGCGGACATGCCCACCCGCCGCATCGAGCCGGCCAGGCGGGCCAGCGTGGCGTTGCGCTGCCCCTGGGGGATGGGGTTCCCGTCGCTGGGCAGCGTACCGTTGCGTGATGGCCCCGGCGCGCCTGCCTGCCGGAGAGACCCGCCGCAGCAGGCAGGCAGGTCCGTCAACCGATCGAGCGCCTCGACGAGCCAAGCGGGCGGTTCCGGCAGACGGTCAACGGACTGGTCCAGCTCCAGCCCCAAGGCCCAGCGGTAGTCGCCCTGCGTGGTCCGGCTGGGCGGCACGACGAGGTAGCCGCCGTCGGTGCGAACGTCCACGCCCGGAGCCAGCCGGCCGGCCGAGCATTTCCACGCCTTGCCCTTCGGCCGGCGGAACAAGTAGTGTCGGCCGCCGCGCGGCGTCAGGGCGATGGCCCCGGCATTCGCCAGGTCGGCCGCCTGATCGGGATCGCTGGGCCAGCAGTTGCCCGAGCCGTCGAGGTCGAGCACGAGCAGCCCGGTGGTGGGCAAGCCGATGTTAGCGTCGGGGTGTCGCGTCCACCACGGCTCGATCTGCTCGGGATCGGTCGTGGCATCATGGAAGCCGCGTGGGGTGAGCGGGGCCTTGCCGCCGGGCACGCAGGGAAAGACCGGATAGCCGAGTTCGGCGTAGCGCAGCGCGGCGGTGAGGAGATGATTGGGCATCACCACGGCACCTCCTCCGCGGCGACCGCGTTGGCCCCGAACGGGAAGCTGAGGGCTTCTTCGGACAGTTCGTCTTCGTTGAGTGGCGGCGGGAGGTCGCCCAGCTCGTAGCCGATGATCCGGTCGTATTCTTCGCCCGCGACCGACCGCACCGTGATCGCTTGGGTCTCCGCGAGCCGCCCGGATCGGGCCAGACCGACCGCTTCCTCGGCCGTTGCTGGCACCGGTTCGTGCGAGCGGCGTTTCCACCACTGCACCGCCTTGGCCCGGGCGTAGCCGGTGTGCTCGAAGCAGACCCACTCCGACTTGTACTCGTGGCAGCCGACCTGGTAGTCCACGCGCATGGTTCGCGGGGCGTCGTCCGGCGCACCGCGCTTGTGGTGCACGCTGTAGAAAACGTCCCGCACGACGTAGCGGGTCGTCGTCACCTGACCGGAAAGGATGCCGGCCTCGCTGGCCTTCGCGTCGTGCCGGGTGCGTTCCGGCGGCGGGAACTCATACCCGCAATCAGGGCAGCGGGCGTAGCCGGCGGCGATCACGGCATGGCACTCGGGACACTCCTTCGCCGGGGTCTGGCCGTTAGCGCTTGTGGCACGCTCCCGGACCTGGAGCTGATCCACCGGCCCATGCCGCAGCACGTTGCCGCCGAAGTCGAGCACGAGACAGTTCTGCTTGCCGGGGTGCAGCCGAAAGCCGCGGCCGACCATCTGGTAGTAGAGGCCCGGCGAGAGCGTCGGTCGCAGCAAGACCACGCTGTCGATGTGCGGGGCGTCGAAGCCGGTGGTCAGGACGTTGACGTTGGCCAGATACTTCAACTCGCCTTGGCGGAAGCGATGGAGCACGGCATCGCGCTCGGCGGCCGGCAGCTCGCCGGTGACGAAGCCGCATTCCAGACCGTGCTTTTCCCGCAGCACCCGCACGACGTGCTGACCGTGCCGGATGCCACTGGCGAAGATCAGCACGGCGTTCCGGTCGCGGGTGTGCTCCACGATCTCCTCGCAGGCGGCTTGCACCAGCTGCTCGTCGTCCATGAGGTCTTCCACCTCGTCGGCCACGAACTCGCCGGCCCGCACGTGCAGACCACGGAAGTCGGCCTTGGCGATCCCCGCCTTGGTGACGAGCGGGCAGAGGTAGCCCTGGACGATCAGTTCGCGCACGCCGACCTCGTAGCAGATGTGGTTAAGGAACCCGTCCGGGGTGCAGATCGGGCCGGTCTTGAGGCGGAACGGCGTGGCCGTGAAGCCGACGACCCGTAGGTGAGGGTTGATGGTGCGGGCGTCGGCCAGGAACTGCCGGTACATACCGTCGCCGTCGGGAGAAAGCAAATGCGCCTCATCGACCAGCACCAGGTCGAACGGGTCGAAGTCGCAGGCCCGCTGGTAGACTGACTGAATCCCGGCCACGATCACGGGCTGGGTCATGTCCCGGCGTTTGAGACCCGCCGAGTACAGGCCGAAGCGGACCTCCGGGCAAATGCGAGTGAGCTTGTCGGCGGTCTGCTCCAGGAGTTCCTTGACGTGGGCCAGTACCAAGACGCGGCCGTTCCAGCGGGTGACGGCATCGCGGCAGATGGTGGCCATGACCGGCGTCTTGCCGCCGGCGGTGGGGATGACGACGCACGGGTTGTCGTCCCGCGTCCGCAGGTGGTCGTAGACGGCGGCCACGGCCGCCTGCTGATAGTCCCGCAGGATCATCCGCCGCTCCCTCCCGTGCCGTTCGGCGGCAGGAGCTCGCCGTTGCGGCGTTTGGCCCCGCGTTGCCGTTGGAGTTCCGCTTCGCTGAGGTGTAGCCGGGCGTTCTCGCGTTGGCAGGGCGGGCAGATGCGGTGGCCCGGTCCGCTCGAGGGAAAGAGCCGACCACACTTCAGACAGGTGCGGGGCTTGGCCAGCGCGTCGTCGTCCGTGCCGCCATGGGCCGAACAGGGCCGGAGCCGAACCCAGACACAGCCCCCCGGCACGCACGCCCCACGCCGCACCCGCAGGTCGTCGATCTGGGCATCGTCGCTGTAAGCCCCGCCGTGCTCGAGGGCATCGAGCAGGGCCTTGAGGGCGTTGTCCAGGTCGCGGCGGCGGCGGTCGGGCGGATGGACGTCGATGGTGATCGCCAGGCGTCCCGCCAGCGGCTGCACGCCTCGGGCTGCCAGGGCAACTTGCACGGCCCGGCGGAAGGCCCGCCCGCCCCGGCTGATCAGCGTCCGGTGTCCGACGCGACGCCAGTAGTGGTTGACCGACGGCGGGTAGGGGAGTTCGAGGTCGAGCATCAGGATGGGCCTCTCCGAGCAGGTTCCGTGTGCCAGGCTGAGCGGGGCCACGTTCCGCCAAAACCGAGCTAGGTCGGATTTGACCGTTTCCACGGCGGGGTTCCGTTGGCCGGGGCGGTCGTCACGACCGGCGGGGCGTCCTTCTTGGCGTAGCCCTTGATTACGTTTTCCATCTCGCCAGTATCAGCACGACGTTTGAGCGCCACGCGGAGCAACAGTGGCAAACCGTGCAATTCGACCGAGTCGTTGGGGGCCAGCACCCCGACCGCCCGACAGATCGCCGACAGCTCCGCGCGGGCGATCTGCACCGCCGTTGCGTTCGGGTTGTCGAGGTTGAGCCGCGCCCACAGGAAGCGGTTTCGGTATGGTCCTTCGATGATCTGGAAGGTCAGTTGCAGGTAGTGTCCCGTGCCGGATTTGTTCGGCTTCATCTCCGATTCGGTAATGACGGCGAGATACTTGCCAGCCGGAAGCGGCTCGAAGTCGCAGGTGGGGTCCACTTGGTTGGCATCGAAGCCACGCAGATCAGCCATGTGCGGTCACTCCTGGGGTTGATGATGCGATTGGGTCAACGCCGCCATGAAGGCGGGCCACGACAGCGGCAGTTCCTCGGCGATTCCGTAGCGGTTCTTGGCCACGCAACTTGGTCCACCGACGCAGCGGAGGATGCGTTCACCGCCATCCTTGCCGATGGCGTGGGCGATGGTCCGCTTGCGGCCGAAGCCAGCATCCTCGCTTTGCGTGCGGAACTTCCGCGTGGCGAACAGCACTGCGTCGCACCACTCGCAGACCAGGGCCGCGGCGTGCTTGTGCAGCCGGGGCGAGTAGCGGTCATACGGTGAGGACTCAGGATCCTCGAACCGCTCGACCTTGGAGTGGGCGATCAAGAGCACGACCATGCCGCGGTCGTGACGCAGGACGTTGAGGTGGTCGATGATCTCGCGCCAGAAGCTGAGCGCGTGCGTGTAGCCGCGGGCATAGCCGCCATCGACCTTCTCGATGGAGCTGACGCCGTACTGCTGGCAGAGCCGGTCCCAGATGAGCCGTTCCAGCCAGTCGAGCGAGTCGAGGACCACGGTCTCGTAGTCGTGCGGCTGGGTGCGCAGCTCGCCCAAGGCAGTGATCACGTCTTCGTAGGTGGCCGCTAGCGGGAACTTGTCGCAGGCGATTTCGTTGAGGCCGTCCTCGGTCGGGACGAAGATCGGCTTGGGGGCCTGCGCGCCGAAGGTGCTCTTGCCGATGCCCTCGGTGCCGTACACCAGGATGCGTGGCGGTTTCGGGGTTTTGCCCCGCTGCACGCGGGCCAAGAGGCTCATGCGTGGGCCTCCTGCGTTTGCGGGTTGTGGGGAGCAACGACGCGCTCCACCCGGAACGCGTCGTTGCCGAACTCCCGTTGAACAAAGCCGACGAACAGGCGGTTGACGTCCCGCCCGACCGGCGTGCCGGCGTCGATGACGCACGCACGCCGGTCCCGGTCCAGGAGATGCGCTGCATCGAGCCGCACCTGGGTCTCGCCGTGCAGGCTCTCCGCGCCCCACAGCGCCAGGAGCAGCGTCCCCTCGATGTCCTCGAGCGGCACGTGCGGCGGGAAGGTATAGCGGTAGAGTTCCCGGGTCATGTTCCCTCCC